CTTGCAATGCCGCTGTCATAGTCTTAGTCGTAACTCTTTCAGACCTTAAAGGCTTCATGCGTATTTCAATAGGTCTATCAGTATGTTCTTTTATCTGTTCTACTGTCCGTTCAACCCATTCCGCTGCTGTTCCCTGATCAAACATATTCATTACTTTATCAGACGGTGGACACAATAAAATTTTTGACCCTGGTGTAAATTCTTTAAATTCGTATTCCAGTCTCTCGAGTCTATCGTGTGGTCTTTCTTTAATAGGTCCCATGTTTTGTAGAGCATTTCTAGTTATTCTATGATAAATTTTATGTTTTCTATTACCTAGATACCCTGTATCTATTGCATAAAATTCTCGACCAGTAGCCCAGCAATGCTTAATAGCTTTCTGACTGCCGCCTCCTAATCCTCTAATAACAAGAGTATTGTCAGTATCCTTTTCTCTATCCCAGTCAGATGCTACTGAATTAGGTATGCCTGAAATAAAAGCTGCTAGGAAAGGATCGTACTCGTGACCTTTCTTGGCATAGTTTATTCCGCCTGTGGAATCTATAGCTGCTACTTTACCCATTCATCATTCCTATTAATTCTGCTTTCCACTCTCGAGAGTACTCACAATTTCTATAATTTTCAAACCACGGGCCGCCTTCGGTATAATGAATAGCTTTTGGTTTACCGTCCTTGGGCTCTTGATGCCAACCTACTAACCAATTCCATTCTGTCTTTATTTCACCTATCTCGTCGTCGTTGAGCCAACTAAATCTGTGAAAGTATGCGCCTGTTAAATCTAAATCATTAACCATTTCTTTTGTTAATTTCTTGTTTGAAGGATGTCCGCAGTTCCACAACACTACACTACTCCAGTTTTTTCTAGGATATATTGTTTGTCGCTGACCGTCCATTTTAATACCTTCTTGAGGTGTGTAATCGTGCTTGACACACATGACGGCAAACTTGTCGTCTGCTTGGTCAAATAATTCTTTAATATCTTCTATAAAAATAATATCACAATCACAGAAAACTGCCCAACCGTTATAGTTCATGAGTTCAGGTATTAAAAATCTTGTAAATGTAAATTCTGTACTAGCCAAAGTATCAATGGGTCTAGAATACCATCCAGATGATCTAAGATCCTTTTGCACTAGCGGAACAACATCGACTTCTTTATTTCTAGAAATAATACTGTGCTTACATACCTGATATGCAATATCTTCTCTAGGATCGTATCCAACATAAACTTTCATTGATCTCTTCTCTCTATATCAGACTCTACACACTGATCGCCGTATTGCACTTCAAGTATATGGCAGTCTTCATTGTAATTATTTTGTCCTTGATGCCATACATCTTTTTCAATAACATATGACTCGTTAGCATATTTTGTTACTTTTGTTACGCTATCGAAATAGTCAGTAACAATATCACATTTTCCTTTTAGAATATACCAGTGTTCGGCTCTCATCGCATGGCGCTGCATGCTGAGTCTTTTTCCAGGTTCGATAACTAATTCTTTTACCTTATAGCCGGGCTTATCATCTAATACCCTATACCAACCCCAGGGCCGTTCTGTTTTAGGTGATTTCCATTCTTCGAGAATCCAACTGCTTGAATTTGCTTTATTTGAGCCGCCAACGCCAAACACAAACTCTACATCATCAAATACCATCTCAGGAATGTTATCCTTAGTTCTGTCTCCGCCATTAGCAAAAATGATTTCGTCGTTAGGAAATTTTTCTTTGACTTTGCGTATAGCATCAATAGCCGTTCCGTCACTGTCGTCAAATGCAATAACTTCTCCAACCATATGAAGATTATCTAGAACGATCATTCGTTCTTTCCAGCTCATAAAAGGACGACCCTTTTTTCGTGTAAGCCACTCGTCTGAGTTTAAACCTACTACAACATGATCACCTAAATGATCAGCGTGATTAAGATAAGATATATGTCCAGAATGTATTGGATCAAAGCCGCCGGTAACTAGAACAATTTTCATACATATATTTATGTACGCACTTTATTCTTATTGTTTTTCTAGAAGATATGTAAATGTATTGAATCCAACAATAGGATCACCGAAGGCAGACAGCATTTCGTGCTGTGGTATTGTAATACTATTTTTTAGAAATTTAAGATTAGTTTTAAAGAAAACGCGACCGCCGGGATTTAGAAATGCAAAAAGATTTTCTTTTAAATACAACCAATCTTTGGCTGTGTAGTAAAATGTATTTTCGTCACCTGAGTTAAATGTAGTTCTTAACCCTGTTATAACATCATAAGTGTCAGGCAGTACAAACGCATTTTGTTTTGTTATTTCAAGCTCAAATACATTTAAATTATAGTGTTGATGTATTTCGGTAATTTTTGTTTGTAAAACAGGTTTAATTTCAGTTCCGCTAGCAGTATGTCCTAGAACATTACACAGAGCTACAAAGTGTCCAGCGCCGCACCCTAGATCAAGAACTTTGAAATTTTTTGTTTGATGTAAATTGAGATACTTTACAGCATTAAGTTTATCACCTAACTTTTTAAAGTTGGGTGGAAAATATCCGCCTGTTGCATAATAGTTGTCTTGATTATCCTTGCACCACTGTTCAGTAAAATCACCATAGAGAACAAATTTTGCCCACTCTGATTCTGTATCAGAGTAGAGCGCATGTCTAATATTGTCTCTATAATATTTTAAGTCCATTTTTTTTGCGTTGTGCTTAGTTCATTCATTAATGCAGCATTTTTATAAAACAGTTTATTAACAGAAGCAATACTAGGATATATTGTTTGTAAATTAATTATATCTTTGTTACACTGCATGTCTGCAGGGAAAAATCCTGTTTCTTTAATGCTATTGATTAATTTTAGAGCTGCTTTAGGCTTAATAATATATGCCTGTAGACCCATTGCATATTCTGCTGATATACCGTATTTTTTTCTAGAGTCAGGGCTGCTGTATTCAACTACATTAAATGCAGTATCAGCTTGTTGAGAATGTTGCTCTCCATAATTTCCTGTAAACTTATTATAAGGATCAAGCATTAAAAATTCGTCAAACATATTTTCTATGTTTGAAGGCAACGGTCTTAGCATCATACCGTCATGCTCAAATATTACAATTGACTCATTAAGTTCTACAGATTTTAACCAAAGAGAATAATGAGATAGAAAACAGCCCTTAACACCTAGTCTATCCTTCTTCATCTTTTGCGAAAAGGGTCTAACGTCTAAGCGAGCCATTGTTTCATTAATAGCATCTAGACCATATATGCCGTCAAACTTATCTACTGATAAACCATGAGATAAACCGCTAGCAACACAATCGTCTGCTAGCTTTTCGCTATCTTCTACACCCTTTAATCTTATAACAAATGCTTTCATAATTGCCACGGTAACGGTATATGTCTTTTTCCGCCTATGTGCCTAACATAGCCTTCTTCCTTGCTAGTTATTGCGCCGCGGTATCCAAGTTCTTGATAATAGATACTCATATCCATTTCACCCATAATAGTTAATCCGTTCTTAACAACCTTAACTTCTAGATCGTTATATGGATAAAAGATCATACAGTCGCTTGTTCTTCGCAGACCGGGATTGAATGTAAACCCGCACCAAACTTTTTTGTGATACTGATTCATTAGATAATAGTAATCACCGTTGTCTAACTCAAATCTCTCCTCTTTCATTATAGCATGATTCTTAGTGTCGTTGTGACTTCTTAACCATACTGTAAAGATTTTAGGATTAGTTTCTAATATTTCAAAGCTCTTTTCTATAAAGCCTGGATTAAAAAATTCCCAGTCTTCTTCACAATGAAAAATGTAATCTGTATCAACTTTTGAATATGCTAGATCAATAGATTTTATTTGTCCAAGATTTGTAGGATTTTCTATTATTTCTAATTCGCAAGGAACTAGTTGTTTAACTTTAGAGAAATCTTGCGGAATACCACTATCTTCAGTTATGATAACTTTTTTAATAGGGTATGTGTTTACTTTAAAAAAAGACTCAACTGTTCTTTCTAATAAGTCTGTTCTTCCGCAAGAAGTGATAACCACTGTTACATTTTTCATGTTAATGATCCTTGTGTAGGTATAACCAATCAGTGGTTAACTTTTCAACTAATCGATAGCCATAAAACTCAGCTACATCACCGCCATGACCTTCTTCTAAAATAATCACAGGTTTATATTTTGCAATAGTTGTTTCTGCGCCTTGTAGAACTAACGGTTCAAATTCCTCCACATCTAGATGTAGAAGATCACATCTTGGTAAATTTAAACTGTCTACGGTGATTATCTTAATAGAACCTTCTGGGTTTTCTTTAACTTGCCAAACACCCATATTTCTTCTTTTCTTACCTGACGGGTGTTTAAGATCAGCATTTACAAAATTATTACCTAACCCGACATTGTGTACGTGGTATTTGTTGTCTGAACAATTTAGTTGCAAACATCTAAAGTTATCCGGATGAGGTTCGAACGTATAAATCTCTTCAAAATAGTTTCCGTAAAAGCGAGCGTACATTCCGCAATTTCCTCCGGCCTGTACTACTAGCTTTTTTTCTTTTACATATTTTAAAAAGGTATCTCTATCGTTAATCCAATCGTTTAAGGGACTAGCAAATGCCTTTGTATCAACATTAACCCACCATAATTCATCAATACCCTCAACGCCAACTTTTCTAAGAGAGATTTCTGATGTATCAAATGTGTCTTGTATCATAGTGAAGCATCTTCCATGCCTGCCACACGGAGTTTAACAATATTAGTAATTTGCCATTGCTTCTGATCTAGAGCTTTAAGAACTCCTAACCATTTATTGCGCATTAGGGCAAATTCATTAATAATCTTTTCATAATCAACTACGTCTGCTTCGCCGTCAACATATTTTTCAACATCGCGACTGCTAAGAGCTCGTTGATAATTTTCGAGATATTTTTTGAAAAAAGAACTACGTAACCGACGTAGTTCTATATTTAGGTATTCTAAGATTGCTTCAATTTCTTGAAGCTGGTTAAAACGATGTTCAACAATACCAGGCATACTAGCTGCTGCTTTTTCTATATTGCCGGCTAGTTTAACTTCGGAACGAGCTAAATTTAGCTCGTCCTCGAAGTATTGTATTGCATTAGGAATCTCAGAAATATCTCTCGATATTTTACTATACCATCCCATTAATAGTCCTCGTTGTCTTCGTCCTCGTCGTAACCATCGTCATAGTCATTTTCTAGATAATAGTTTATAGCATCATCAAGCTCGTTATCTGTACCAATAACTTCTTCTAGGATGTCATCGCTTACACCGTAGTCGGCAAGTAGATCAACATACTTTTCTGCTACAATGTCTAACTGCTTCTTATCGATGTATTCCTTAAACATTATCCAAATGTCTGCAATCTGACTTTCATTCAACATCGTGTTCGAGCTCCTCGTTATAGTCGTTTGATACTGCGTTAGCATCAGGGGTATTTACCTCAGATACCTTTTTATTCGCAAAATCATCCATGACCATTTCGAGTAGTTCTCCACTCCAGTTCTTGCGATACTCGAGTGTTTCTTTTCCGTGTGAATCGATGTACTTGTAACGGTTACCACTCTTCTCAAGAATTCCCCATTTTTCAAACATATCAAATAGACCACTATAAGGATCCATGCCTGTTTCATATGGGATCTTAACTTGAACGCCTTCAAACGGCTTAGCGTAACGAGTCTTCATTACCTTACAGGCTGCACGAATACCGTTTACTTCTGTAGTCTTGTTGCCATCCTCGTCTTCCTTGAGCTTGAGTTTCTTCATAGCAACAACAATACTTGAAGCATAGATAAAGCCTGCGCCGCCTGAGATCTTGTCATCAGGATCAAACATATCTTGGCTTGCGTATGTGTGATTGGTTACAACCATACCAACATTGTGACTACCAAACATGTTTACACAGTTAGTAACTAGTGCCTTGAGTGCCTTAGCCTTGCGACCCATATCACCCTTCATGTCACCCGCTTCGAACCGATTAACTTCTGTTGGGGTCATAAGCATACCCAACGAGTCAATAACGAATAGAACCTTTGGGCGATCCTTTTCGTCCATCTCTCTGTAATCTTTCATGAACACAGAGATAGTCTTACCCACATCGTCAATCATAGCCATATTGAGCTTGAGCAATTTGTCTTCACTAGTATCAACACCTAGTGCATGTAACCATGATTCATCCAGAGCGTTTTCTGTATCAATTAGTACAACGAAAATACCCTGTTCTTGTGCATGACGAACAATGTTACCTGAACAAATATAACTCTTACCAGAACCAGATTCGCCAGCAAATACAGATACTTTACCTAGCGGAACACCTTTCTTAAAGTCGCCGCTGATAAGATAGTTAAGGGCATAGTTACCAGTTGAGACCCAATCAGTTGGATC